GCTCTGACAATAGAATTCGTCATTCTTTTTATGCGTTTTCCGATATTGTTTACAATGGCCTTTTGAGTGTTGACAAAGTTCTTTCTTTGTTCCTTGACTTCTTCTTGTTTTTCTTCTTTTGATGACTTGTCACCAAGGATAACCATGAGCGGATTTTCCGCCATGTCGTCCCTACCCTTTTGATTCTTTCTTGGTTCTGGCATTAGTTGTTCTTTCTCATCTGTTCATTCTGCTCTTCGATGTATGCCATTAACAAAGAAATGTACGCATGTCTCTCCCACGGTAACATTGACATGATGTCTGACAAAGAATATTTATGTTCTTGCATCAAACGAAAATTGGTGGTCACAAAGGAAGCAAGATTATCATAAGAGAGACAGATCAGAAAAAATTTGTGATACCTTCAATTCTCTGAACATCACTCTCACCACAAACTGGACATGTCATTTTTTCTTCATAAACCAGTTTTGGCATATCCTCGAAGAACTTCTCGATACCTTGCAATTGTTCGAATGTCAAGTTCTCCAAGAACTCAGTGAGATCCTGCTTTGTGTGATCTTCCACTGGGTATGTTGTCTTATCGTCGTAAATATACTCAAGACACGAAATGACAATATCGACGAGTCCTGACTCCTCTGCTCGCATCATGGTATCAAATGTTGGATACTTCATTTTCATACCAACCGATTGTGTTAGTTTCACGTTATACTCTACTTCTTCGCCACCCTCTAGTTTTGCTTTCGATAGTAGAATTTCCGTGTTGGTCTTTTCACTACATTTCGGACACTCATAAATCATTTCTACGGTTTCACTGACAGACTTTGCTCGAAGATTGACGAACAAGTATTCAAGATCGAATGAAGTCAGATTGTCAATATTGATCTCGTCTAAGATACAGTTGTTTATAATCTGCTTGATGCAGTTGATCTGGTCCTCAACTCTTTTGCTTTCTCTTGCCATGAGAAGAAGTTTTTCTTCCTTGACCAAGAATGGTCGATATCTCACCTTTTTCTTCAGTGAAGGTATCACGATTTCAAAAACTGGATTGTCTAACTTAGGTAATGCCATATTATTTTCCTTTCACTCACAGTTCTTCAAGTGTTGTTGGATCTACTTGAATCCACTTTCTAAAAGACATATCAATGTCTGTTTTGATTAGTTCTTCAGATGATGCTGATAACTCTATTGTGTTAATTGTTTTTGGGAAACAATCTACAAGTTTGATTGCATATCCAGTCGGCGGTGAATTGCTAAACTCACCTGTGAGGGTGTGTACAAAGACAAACATATCAACAACATAACTGTCGTAATATTCAAGTTGGTAGGTGTCTCTATCCACCATGAGATCGTGCCATGTCTCAAAGATAGACCGTATGCCAAGACGATTGTTGTCCAAAAAGATAAGTTTTACATCCCCCTCATAAATTCTACCATAAGGTATTTCTCGATCAATACCTTGTAGTTTTACGGGGTTACTTCCGATAGTCTCTGATGGAAGCGAGACAGATTCAAGTCTTGAGTTGAGGTGTTCCATGTCCTCTCTGCTAAAAGAGTTAGATCCATCTTTTGATGCACTGAAGAAGATCGAATAACGATTGTTATAAGCAACGCCATCCTTACCAAGACCGGCAATAAACTTGTTTATGTTGAATCCATCAGGATACATGCTCATGTTCGTTTCCTGCTTTCTTCGATTGCTTTCTGTCTACTTTCGTTCCAGATTTGTTTCACACCAGCACCACGAAAAAGTCTCTCATGTAGATAGGAAGAATTACCGATGTAAATATCCCTCCATAGTTTTGGAGGAACCTCAACAACAACCTGACCCATGCGATTGTGACGATATTGTTTGATACAGGGAAAAGCATTTTTGTATTTTTTGTTGTATCTTGAAATAATCTTGTATGAAATTCTGGTCTTTGTGTCTGGATCCTCTTCATCCCCCATGAGATTACCAACGAATATATCCAAAAGTTTTTCTCTACGAACTCGATCCAAATAGAATAGATTCAGACCAAGCATTGTATTTTCTCTTTGTTCTAACATGATTACTGATGGGAAGTAGTGATAGTATGGTAACTCTGGTTTCCCCTTACCCAGAGGATTCTTATATCGAAACATGAAACACCGACCAACGAACCGTCTGGACTTTGGTATCGAGGTTGGTTTTCTGAGAGTTACATCCTCTTTGAGTAGTTGTGGAGAAACTAAATCCATAAATGTATACAGTGGTGGTGATAGTTTCTGGATTTGTGGTCCGAGCATTAGAAGATTTCCTTTTCAGTGAGTATCTTGAATCTCCAACCCATCTTGGAACATGCTTGTTCTGCTGCTTTCCATTTTGCGGTATTTATTGCATATGACTTGACTTCTGTAAGATAACTTCTTGTCATCCTACCACTCTTTGGTTTCTTTGGTTCTACTGTTTGCTTGCTGGGTTTGACTTCGATTAGAAGAGTCTCTATCTTTCCACTTTTACTTTTAAGTTCTACCAAGAAGTCTGGATAGTATTTGTGGACTTTGTTATCGACAGGAGAAACATATGGTATGCAAATTTCCTCAGACGCCCATGATATGATGTTGGGATTTGTGTCAAAGGTGGTCATGCACTTTCTTTCCCACAAACTGCGATAAACAATTTTTGTGGGATCACCATGATATTTGTCAGGTTTCGTTGGTTTGAACTTTCCTTTGTATGCCATACATAATATGTATTGGAGAAAACTCATGTCATTCCTACCTCCCGGATACAATCTTAACAGAAGCACCCCAGAAGACAGACCTGTTCCCCGATCCCCAGCACCCGATGTTGAATTAACGGATGCACAGCGAGCGGAGATCGCCGGTGGTGTTTTTCAAGATGTTGCATCTGGTTTAGATAATGTTGAGAAAAACTTATACAAGAGAACTGGTAACTTTGACTCTATCACAGATGGTATTCCTCTAATATATCCGAGTGATATGTTCGAAGCAAAAAGTGGAGTGGTCAACTGGTTGCAGTTTCGGATATTCTTCAAACAGAATGCTGCACTTTCTGGTGTGATTAGTAAGGTGGCAAATACTGCTTCGAGTCTTATTGAGGACTTGGGTGGAACACTGACAGAAATCGGCAGCGATGCGAGTCAGATTATCTCAAACCAGACTGCGTTTCTTCGTCAAAACAACAACGATGCTTCCGCAGACGCAGAAGAAATTGTAACAAACGATACCAGACTCGCGGCAGCGAAAGAACAAACATCGGATTCTATCAATCTATATGTTCCCGGTGGTCTGGAGTATTCAGATGGTCTTCTCTATAACGAAGTTGAGTTGGCAACTGCTAAGAATCTATTGAGTGGTTTATCCAGTGCAGGATCTATCGTTGCGTATAACGCAATCAAGAAGAGAATCGCTGGTGCGGCAGATGCTGCTGGTGAATTTCTTGGGGTTGAAAATCTAAATACCGAAGCAGCAATTAGTTCTACTCTTGGTGTTGTTGCAAATCCAAGAAAAGAGCAAGTGTTTGATGGTGTCAACTTGAGAACATTTACTTTTAGTTTTGTTTTTGTTCCGAGAAATAAGAAAGAAGCAGACACCGTTGCTGCAATCATAAGAACATTCCGTTTCCACGCATATCCTGAATTGTCAAGAAACAATGCCTTTTTCAACTTCCCATCTGAATTTGAAATAACATACAAGTCGTATGACACCACTGGTCCAGATCAAGTAGTTGTTGATAATCCTGTTCTTCCTAAAATCGGTAGATGTGTTTTGGAGACAGTGACACACAACTACACACCAGATGATGTTTATGTTTCTTTCCGCGACGGCATGGCACCAAAAATAACCATGTCGCTATCATTCAAGGAAACAGAAGTCATCTCAAGACAACATATTTTCAAGGGATTCTGATGTATTTCGATAACTTTCCAAATATACTCTACCCAGCAACTGCCAATCAGATTCAACAGGCAAAAGACTTGATCATTCGTGTTGGTTTTTCTGAAACCACAAAAAATCAAGCAGCGACTTTCTCTGATTATTTTGTGGAAGAAGGACAAACACCAGAAAGAATTGCATATGAAGTTTATGGTGATCCTGAATATTACTGGGTTATTCTTCTCATAAACAGTATCTTAGACCCACAGTATTCTTTTCCTCTTCGGACAAGATCCCTAGAAGACTACATCGACAAGAAATATCCAACGAACACATTCTTTCTTGAACCAGTTGATTCACCGGGTTCTTACTATAATCTCATAGACTCTGATAAAGTAAACTTCAGAGAGGGTGATACGGTAACAACTTATATCGGTTATCTTCAATACGGTGACGTAGGTGCATTCAAGAAGTTAGGAACAGTCAGACAATTCCTCCCAAACTTCTCGGCGATACAGATGTGGTATTATGATGGTATATTTCGTGCTGGCGATACTTTGGTTCGTGGATATGATGGCGAGATTCGTGCAAACATAACAAAAGTGGTGAGTAGTAAAGACTGCGTTCACCACTTTGCAAACGAAGGTAAGATACTGAATCCTCTTGCAACACCACCTGATGACCAAAACAACCAAGTTGCGATCGGTATGACAGGTGATGGGTTCCCAGAACCAGTCCAATACTCTCAAACCATGCTACACAACTACATCTATGATGACGAAACAAGTTATGTTGTTTCAAATCGTGACTATGAATTTGCAGAGAATGAAAAGAAGAGAAGAATCAAACTCTTAAGACCAGAACTTCTGGAAAATACAACAAGAGAATTGAGAAAGATTCTTAGAACACCATGACAGAAATTCAGGGCGTAAAAATACCAGACAAATACACTCGTCTCAATGATGTAGAGATATCTTCTCTTTATATGGAGTTCGAGGGTGGTGGTCGCGTGGACCTGAAACCTCTGTTTGTGAATTTTTCTTTTGTTGAAGACATATCAGTGTCTGCAATATCTGGGTCGGTCTTCGTAAAGGATGCGGTAAATCTTCTCAACAGTTTCCCAATCACTGGACACGAATTTATTGTCATCGAATACAGAACACCCGGTATTGACGCAGAGTACCTTACATTCCGTTTTCGTGTCGTCGGTGTATCCGATCGTGTTCGTTCTGATAACGAGAGAGTAGAAGTGTACAAAATCAAGTTTGTTTCTGATAAAGCGGCAACAAACATGAGTCAGAAAGTATCTAAATCCTACAAGGGTAAAATTAGTGATATCGCAAAAGATATCTACAAAACATATTTCAATGATGAATTAGATGCTCTTGAAACAAAGTCGGACTTCAAGTTTATCTTTCCTCGTTGGACTCCGTTTCAGTGTTTGGAGTGGTTATCTCTCCGAGCAATACCAGCAAAGAACGAAAAAGAAACAAACTACTTTTTCTTCGAGACAGTAAACGGGCATCGTTTTTATAGTCTCAGTGAACTTGCATCACAGAAACCAAAAATTTCTTACTATCAAATGCCAGTTGGAACGCGAGTCGAAGAAAGAGGACCAAAAAACTTTGGAAGAGAATTTCTGAATGTTCAAGATATTCGCTTTATGAAAACAGTAGAAAAGATGGATGAGATGATGGATGGTGCTTTTGGTTCTGTTTTGTATCAACATGATGTCACCACAAAATCGTGGGGAAGGAAAGTCTTTGATTATTTCAAAGACACAAATGATGTCAGAAAAGTTGCACCAGAGAAAGTAACCAGAAGTAATACGTTATACACAAAGAGTCCACAATCACTCGTTGCACTGACAACCAAACAATCTGGTCTTATGGGTAAAGATTATCCAAATGTTCAAAACCAAGATGAATGGTTACAGCAGGGTATCTCGTCCAAGAGTTTGTTGAATACC